ACGGCCCCCAGCCTTGCAAGGGTTGTGAAACTAATAACTAGGTGTTAACAAGTTGCTGACAAATACGGAGATAAATATGCAAGTACAACTTACTAAAGATGGCGGCAAGTGGAGCAAGCGCAAGAAAAAGCAGATTGGTCCTCGCATGGAGGAAGAGCTTGTTGACCATATCAAAGAGGAAGCAGCTAGAGTTGGCGTGTCAGAAAATGAGTACGTCAAAATGCTAGTTGTTAAAGATGCAAAGGCTAAGGGCAAGAGCTTACAGTATGATTATTGGCATTGATTGCGGCTACAGAACGGGCGGCGTTGCCCTACTATCACCCAGTGACAACTGGGTTGAGGTCCACGACTTACCCGTGTACGACGAGGGCGGCGTGGACGTAGCTGCATTAATGGATTTAATTACCAGCGGAAACAAAGTCGATCACATTTACGTAGAGCGTCAACACGCTATGCCTAAGCAGGGCGTCGTATCTACATTTAAAATCGGTTTTGCATTCGGACAGATAACAAGCACGTGTGCACTATCTAGATCACCTTACACAATAATAAGCGCCAACACTTGGAAACGAGGATTAGGCTTGGCAAAAGATAAAGACGCAAGTAGACGTCTAGCACAGCAGTGGTATCCTGACGTAACGTCAGACTTAAAAAGAAAAAAAGATGAACACAGAGCTGAGGCTCTACTCATTGCACATTATGGGAGAAAACAACATGAGTATAAAACTTAACCTCGACAATGAGGAGTATCACCTATCGCCAGCATTAAGCGCGTCAGGTGCAAAAATTATAGCGCAGAAGTCATTAGCGCATTACAAGTATGGCGAATATAAAAGCACGGCAGCTTTCGATCTTGGCACAGCTACGCATACGTTATGTCTAGAGCCGCACCTATCTAACAAGGTATGGTGTGGACCTGAGACTAGACGAGGCAAGGCGTGGTCTGAACGTAAAGATGAGGCAGACGCTGCCGGCGCAATCCTATTGACAGAAGCAGAATACAAAGTTGCACACGACATGGCTAAGTCTGTGTGGGCAAACGAGGAAGCTGCTAAACTTCTTACCGGCGACATTGTTATAGAGCCCAGCGTGTTTGTAAAAGATAACGTCAGGAATGCTGACCTACGATGTAGGCCGGACGCATGGCGAAAAGATATTGCCGCCATAATAGATTTAAAGACAACGATAGATCCGTCGCCTGCCGGCTTTGCGTCGCAGGCTGGCAAGCTAGGCTATCACATACAAGACCAGTTCTACCGTATGTGTATGGCATTAGAAGGTCACGAGGTAGACCGGTTTGTATTTATCGCTGTAGGAAAAGACGCGCCTTACACTGTGGGCGTCTACGAGCTCGACGAGCGGTCACTGCAAGAGGGCAGGGCAGCCGTTGACTATGCGCTGGATAAATTTGTTTCAGCGCAAAAGAGCGGTGTGTGGGGGTATGACTATGGAGAGTTACAAACAATCCAAATACCGCCGTACACTTTTAAATTCACTAATGAGCAAACGTAGTCAAGGAGACACATTATGCCAATTTCTTTTCAAGATGAAACACAAGCTTCTGATATGTCGTATGTCAGGGTTAACTTGCCACAGAATAAGTGGACATTAAAAACTCCGACAGGTGATATTGAGGATATTGATATGACTAAGGGGATAGCTATTGACGTCAAAAACGTCGTCTTTGGCTGGCTTCACATTGACGTCGGTGTACGCGAATTTTTAGCGTGGCCGTCGCCTGCACAGCCGTTAGTTAAGCCTGAGGGGAGCCCACATAAAAAGGGGTTCGAGGTAAACTGTTGGGCTAACGGACGTGAAGCACAATTTAGCAACAATAGCTACGGCGCCGGAGCGTTTATAGCTAAGTTGTATAACCAGATCGAGAATGATCCAAATTTTGCAACAAAAATACCGGTGGTGCAAGTTACAACTAGCACGCCAGTTGTGATAGGTAAGGGAACTTCTTATGATGTGGGCTTCAACATTGCACAGTGGATTGATCCACCCACTGGCAATGAGCAACCCGTTGCACAAGCTGCGACTACTTATGAGGCAACGCCTGCCGCCACGCAACCTCCCAGTGCACAACCGGCAGGGGACAGTGGTCAAGGTAAAGACTTCGGGTTCTAAGAAGACGCGCCCTGCCCTTCCTGTGTGGCAGGGCGCACGTAATTTTGGGAGATAAAAATGTCAGAAGCTTATTTTGAAAAAGTAAAAGAGAGTGCCGTCGGCGACGTTATAATGACGTTAAAAGGTGGCCGTAATGAAACATTAAACAAAGCTGCATACTTGCTGGGCAGGCACGCGCATTTAGCGCCGTCTAACATTGACCTAGCGATTATGGAGCTGCACACGGCTGCAAAGTCAGTCGGGCTAACTGAGCCAGAGATAAAAGCCACAATCGGATCAGGTTTTAAACGTGGCGGCGAAAATCCAAAAATTTTAGAAAACTCAGACGCAATGCCTTACACAGTGTCGGAGTTTGACAGATTAATTAGTCGGCTGGCTGGTAAGGAAATGCTGGTACGGGATCAGGAAACACGCAAAGACAAAATTAAAAAGGCTAAGGAAGCGTGGGACAGGGCCGTACCTATCAGTCGTGATAATAAGGACGCAATACGTCCGGCGTTGCTTTACCTTAACTCACGGGGCCTCAGAGCGTCTACAGCAACGAATGTAGCACGGTTTAGTCCTAACGTGTACGACGGGCCAGCTATTATCTTTCCGGCGCTCAGTTCGGAAGGCGACGTGCAGGGCATACAGGCCGTGCTACTAACGCCGGAAGGCAAGAAGCGTGATCACAATGGCATCAGCAAGTATAGCCGTGGCGTTATAGCTGGCAATGTCATGCGTATTGGCGACGAACACGACGGGGCCGCTATCATAATGGTGGAAGGGCCCGAAGACGCACTGTCAGTACATCAGGCAACACGTGACAACGTCGAAGCAACAATTGTGTGTACATTTGGTAAGGCTGGAATGCAGTCGTACAACGTGCCTAGAGCCTCAGACGTGACGATATGTGCAGATCCTGACCTAGACGTAGACAAGTGTGCAGACGTGCTCAGTGGCGACGGTAGCACGTCTGTGCACGTCGTCAGGTTTAACGAGCTGGGCGTCGAGAATGTCGTGGACGCAAACGACTACCTACAGGAAGTGGGTGAGGATAAGTTGCGTGAGGCATTGGCGCTGGCAAAGCCGGTAGAACAAGTGAAACAGGAAACTATCGAGGCTGAGAGGCAGTGGCCGACGCCGTATGATCCGATAGATCCGGCAACAATACCGGCGAGGCGCTGGATATATGGCCGTCACTACATACGTTCTAACGTGAGCGTGTTGGCGTCGGCTGGCGGTATTGGTAAGACGTCCATGCAAACAGTTGAAGCTTTAGCTATTGCAACAGGCAAGTCGCTGCTTGAGGATATGGTGCACGAGCAATGTAACGTGTGGCTCATTAACCTCGAAGATCCGTTGGAAGAAATGCAGCGGCGTGTGGCTGCCGCCATGATGCACTACGACATAAAAGCTGACGACGTCAGGGGCCGGTTATTTCTGGACGCCGGACGCGATTTAAAAATTATATTTGCTAAGCAGTCACGCGACGGGCTCGACGTAGACGAAGAGCTCAGGGAATACATGGCCGATAAGATAGAGCAAAACAATATTGGCATGGTATTCGTGGACCCGTGGGTTGGCGCTAATCAGATCAACGAGAATGATAACGTGGCAATGAATGCGGCGATAGCCAGCGTCAGATCAATAGCTGATAAGACGGATTGTGCTTTTGTGTTGACGCATCACATACGTAAGATGCACGGCGACGACGCGACGGTAGATAGCGTGCGTGGCGCTGGGTCATTGATCGGAGCTGCTAGAGCTGCAAGAGTTATCAATAAGGTCAGTCAAGACGACGCGCTCAAGCTGGGTGTAAACGAGCAACAAAGTCTGGGCATATTTAGAGTTGACGACGGCAAAGCTAACTTGGCGCCGCCGGCAGAAAAGGCGGTGTACAGGCGTATGGAAGGCGTGCAGCTACCTAATGGTGAGTACGTGGGCGTCGCGGTTACGTTTAAAATGCCTGACCTGTTTGACGGCGTGACAACACGCGACGCTATGAAGGTGCAGCGAATAGTCGGGCAGGCGCTGGAAGATGCAGTACCTTACAAGCAAAGCGTGCAAGCTAAGATGTGGGTAGGATTAGCCGTGGCCGACGTTCTGGATCTTGACGTAGAAAAGAAACACGAAAAAGCTAAAATCCGTGCTATAGTAAAACAATGGCTGGAGACTGATGTGCTACGTCTTGAACAATTTTACGACAAGAGGCAGGCAAGAGAAGTTCCAGTTGTAGCGGTTGGAACTTGGATAACAGGAGAAGAGGCTGGGCTATGAGTGACAATGAAGAAGTAATTGCACGGCTTGTGTGGAGCGAAGAAGAAGAAAATTACGAGGTGGAGTGGAACCATACAAACGAAAGAACGAAAGACATATTTAAAGAAGGTCACAGACGTGAAGGTATTAAGGCTTGTGAAGACGGGATAGCTGACCTGACGTTCTTTCGTATGTTGCTGATAGAAATGGGCGAAATAAATAGCCGTGGGCATACTCTTCACTAGTTCCTCACCTTCCTATGTCTAAGTGAGGAAAGGTGAGGAAGTGAGGAAAAATAGCCTCAAAAACCTTCCTCCTCACCTTAACGTATATATATACGTAAGTGAGGAGGCGGTGAGGTGAGGTGAGGAAACTAAGTGAGGAAAAGTTAGGGAGACTAGCATGGTAATGAAAAATAAAAAGAAACGTGTTACATTAGCTGAAGCACAGAGAAAGGGACGTGATGTACTTGGTAGACCTGAAGGCGGTGGCCTTATCATTAAGTCAGAAGTGTTGGGACAACTTAAACCGTTGGATCGTATCGCCCGTGAGAAAGTTGATAACTGGGGTGATACGTTGCCTACGTTTGTTCCTCCAGAAATGGCTGGACGTTTTGAAGCGGCTTATGATGCGCTAACTGACGCTGTCGAAGCTAACGACGTAATGGCAACTAATCAAATTGCCGGACAGCTTATGAGAGCTTGGGATGTGTTGGAGAAAACAGCGCTCGAAGCTGGGCATAAGCCTCCGGCTGAGGATTGCTATTGCGTCGAGCTCGATGGTGATAGAATAGTTTGTATCGCGTCTAAGAATGCTCACGTACTACGTGAGAAGTACAAGCATTGGATAGTTTACAGTTTCGAAGATGTTGCTAGAATATTGTCTAATGATTTTACGGCTAAGTTTTTGGAGGCTGCTTACGATAGTTTTCCGAAGGCTAAGATAACAACTGTCATTCGTGAGGGCGAAGACAAATCATTTAATTGGGAACTAGGGGATGAGATACCGTGGTAATGGATAGAGATGACATACTAAAAGAAGCAATGAAGGTCATTAATAATGATCGTAATGCAGACTATGGAGATGCAAGAGAGAACTTTGAAAACACGGCTGCGCTTTGGTCAGCTTACACTGGTTATGAGATAGGACCTGTTGATGTGGCTGTGATGATGGTGTTGCTTAAAATATCTAGGATAAGAGTATCGCCTGACAAAGCAGATCACTGGGTAGATATTTGTGGCTACTCAGCTCTATCAGGAGAAATAGCAAGTGGTAGGTAAAGTAGGTAAAGCAAAGATTGCAGCGATAGAAGAAATAGGTGAAGACGAAGTGTTGGAGCGTATTTCTACCGGCACTTCTGTTCGCACGTTGATGAAAGAGTTTAATGTTGGCTACAAACTATTTGCTATGTGGCTTGATGCTGTTGGCGGTAGACGTGGTAGATATGAACAGGCGTTGAATGAAGCTGGTCACTATTATGCTGAGCGTGCAGTTGACACAGCTCAGAATGCTCAGCCTGAAGATGTTAACGTGTCGAGGCTAAAGGTTGATACTGATAAGTGGATGGCAAGTAAGCTTAACTCTAAATATGATACTCGACAACGTGACGTGGCTATAAACATAAGTGTTAATGACTTACACGCGCAAGCAGCGGAGCTATTAGATAATGTTATCGAGGGTGAAGCGGAAGAGATTGAACGGTGATTTTACACACTAAATCACACTCGCGCAGGCGCGTGCGCGTGCCGCAAAGCAGCATAAATGTCAACTTTCAGCCTATTTTTTCTGCAATTGCGAGAAAAACGGGCCAAAATGGGCCAATAATTAACATAATACAGATTATGCGAAAAACTCTGCGCTGCGTTGCAGCATTTTTGCTTTTTGACCCCCCCTTATTCTATCGGCAGCCGGTGCAAAAGCTAATGTCCTCCCCACACATCCCGTGAAAAAATTTTAGGATAATCACATGGAACAAAATGTTAACAATAACCCCTTCGTAGAGCTGATAAAACGCTACCGAAATGACCCCGTAAAGTTCGCAATCGAAGTTATAGGCATTGAGCCCGACGACTGGCAGAAGGAATTGTTACGTGCAGTCGCAGATCCAAAGACTAGGCGCGTCACGTGTAGGTCTGGGCACGGCGTAGGAAAATCGACGGCTGTTGCTATGGCTGCTATATGGCACGTTTTAATGCGTGTACCGTCGAAAACGGTTGTGACGGCCCCCACGTCGGCCCAGCTTTTTGACGCCTGCTTTGCAGAAATGAAAAATGTAGCCAAACGCCTAAAAAAGCCTTTTAACGATTTACTGGAAATCAAAAGTGACCGTATCGAGCTCAAGAGCCAGCCACAGAGCACGTTTATATCGTGCCGGACGTCTAGACAGGAGCAGCCGGAAGCGCTTGCCGGTGTGCACTCAGATAACGTGTTATTATTAGCCGACGAAGCCAGCGGTATACCGGCCAGCGTTTTCGAGGCCGCCAGTGGTAGTATGTCGGGACACAACGCGACGACTGTTTTGACCGGTAACCCCACACGTAACACCGGCTTTTTTTACGACACTCACAACCGCCTGAAGGAAGACTGGTACACGATGCACGTAAGCTGCGTCGATAGCCCTCGCGTTGCCGACGACTTTGTTAAGGACATGGAGAAGCGCTACGGGCAGGATAGTCCGGCGTATCATGTGCGCGTGCTTGGAAATTTTCCACCGTCCGAAGAGGACACAGTTATTCCCGTGGCCCTGATTGACCACGCCATGAACAACGACATAAAAATCCACGAGGATACCGTAGCCGTGTGGGGCCTCGACGTAGCCCGTCAGGGCATGGATAGCTCCGTTTTGTGTAAGCGTCAGGGCCCCGTTATTCATCCGTTGACTGTCTGGCGTAACCTCGACTTGATGCAGTTGACCGGCGCCGTAAAGGCTGAGTACGACGCCATGCAGCCTTCGAAGAAGCCGGCTGAGATTATTGTCGATAGTAACGGGTTCGGCGCCGGCGTTTTAGACCGGTTACGTGAGCTGGGCCTGCCAGCGCGTGGTTTAAATGTGTCCGAGCGTGCCCTACAAAAAGAAACGTATTTAAATTTACGCGCTGAGCTATGGTTTAAAGTTAAGGCTTGGTTAGAGGGTATGGACGTTAAACTGCCTCGTGACGACGCTCTGTGGGCTGAGTTAGCAGCTCCACGCTATCACTTTACCAGCGCCGGCAAGCTGCAAGTCGAAAGTAAGGAAGCCATGAAGAAGCGTGGCATAGCGTCGCCTGACAGAGCTGACGCGATTGCATTGTGTTTAGCTAACCAGCATACGACTATGGCTTACGGTACGAGCTCCACGGGCGCTTGGAACAAGCCGTTGCGTCGTGAAATTCGTGGCATAGTGTAAAAAAGGGAGCCGAGGTCAGGGCTCCCTTAGTGCTAGATCACTCAGTGGATTAGACTGGCTCTAGCTGCTCGCGGTTTGGTGTAAAATACTTTGTCAAAACCACCGGCACTCACGGCTTACCAATTTGTTACAATTTCATTCTTCTATACATTTTGTTTTTCTTAAACATTTGATATTTTTTAACGCTTAAAATTTTAACTGTTTTCTCCCAACTATAAGTGTAATTTAATTTTATCGGTCTGTCGCTTAGTGGCACTATATGCATAAGCGGCGATAAAGGCTTGATTGTGTAATTAAGTTTTTTACCTTTTTCAAAATAAATAAAAACATTTGTTTGGCAGTTGTACTTTAAATTATTGATGCCGCTAATGATGTTAAGCGGATGATACGCAAAAGGGCTTGCCGTATATAAAAAGTTCATACTTTCATTACACGTTATAGCTATGGGTGGCGCTATCTTAATAACCTCGATGTTTTCTTTTTCTGCAAATCCACACGTCTGATGCGTGTGCAATTCACTGCCAAAGTATTGATCGTTAGCAGGCTCAAACTTAATTTGATTATCGTCTTGTATAACGTCTATCTGTTGCC